AAATTGGTGGTAAAAATCCTAAAGAAGGGGGCGGTATGATTAGAGATAGACGTGATGGCATGGCCATGGCAGGGCGCACTCGTATTCCTAGAATGGATGATTCAAAAATTCTTATGGAAGCTGGTGGATATTTTAGTGGAGACACTATGAGTGGTCGTGGAACTATGGCTGGTGAGCTTGGCAAAAAAGGGTCTATGTCTGTGCGTGAGGCTGGTGAGGATATGTACGAACTTAGTAAACGCAAACGCGGTATGCAAGGTGGTGGTGGAGTAGCTTCTAGTTCTTACAATCGCCGCTTTAATAATAAAAATAAATAAAAGGAATTAAAATGGCGGTTGAAACAACAGCTACTTTTAATCTGGATATAAACGAAATGGCTGAAGAGGCATTTGAGCGTTGTGGTTTAGAGATGCGTACTGGATATGATCTTAAAACAGCTAGGCGTAGTTTAAATCTTATGGGGCTTGAGTGGCAGAACAGAGGTCTTAACTTGTGGTGTATTGAAGAAAAGTCTTTTGCTTTTACTCAAGGCACACAAAGTTATACTCTAGATGACGATACTATTGATCTTATTGAAGCGGTGGTTCGTACTAATCCAGGAACTCAAAACCTTCAAATTGATTCAAGTCTTTCGCGTGTGTCTCCTGTTACATATGCAACAATCCCAGACAAGTTAGAGCAAGGCCGTCCAAATCAATATTGGGTCGATAGACAAAGATCTGCTCCTGTAATTTACATTTACCCGACAGCAAGCAGTGAGTTTGACAGCGCACAGTTTGTATATTGGCGTGTAAGAAGAATGACTGATACAGGAATAAAGGGATCGAATAATTATGATATTCCAGCTTTGTTTTTGCCAGCAATGGTAGCAGGTTTAGCGTACTATATTTCTTTAAAAAAACCTGAAGCCTCTCAAAGGGTTCCTCTTTTAAAACAAATTTATGAGGAGCAGTTTCAATTAGCGGCTGAAGAAAATAGAGTTAAGGCTCCTTTTAGATTAATTCCTTTAGCGGAGTATTATTCAGCATGAGTTATCCTTACGCACGAGGCAAGTATGCTTATGGTTATTGTGATAAAACAGGGTTCCGTTATCCTTTAAGTGATTTAGTTTATGAAGTGGAAAAAGGAATACGCACTGGACTTCGTGTTGGCAAAGACGTTTTTGATCCTGATCAACCTCAGAACTGGGTAGGTGTAATTCCTATTACTGATCCTCAAGCATTATTTGATCCTCGTCCCAATGGAGCTACAGCAGGTCGTGGTTTGTTTTCTTGGGACCCAGTAGGGGATGGTAATAGTGCTAAGGTTTTAGGAACTGAAGGTCTTACAACAATGCAAATAAGTTCTTCTATTGGAACTGTAACTATTAAAACGAGTTAGCAATATGTCTTTAACTTATTCTACTTTGGTGCAAGCAATTAAAGATTATACGGACAATACAGAAACAGTTTTTGTTTCTCAGATTGATCAGTTTATTTCTAATGCAGAACAACGAATTTTATTAGAAACTCAACTGGCGGTGTTTCGTAAAAACCAACAAGGAACTTTATCTGCGTCAAATAAATACTTAGCGTTGCCTAATGATTTTTTAGCGCCTTTTTCTTTATCGGTTATTTCTTCCAACACATATCATTTCCTCCTTAACAAAGATGTTAATTTTATTCAAGAGTCCTATCCTGATACAACAGAAACAGGAAGACCAAAGTTCTATGCAATTTTTAATGATACAAATTTAATTGTAGCTCCGTTGCCTGATGTAGATTATACAATGGAGTTTCATTATGTTTATTCTCCTGAAGGTTTATCTTCCACTAATACAACTACATGGCTAGGAACAAATGCTTCGGATACATTGCTTTATGCTTGTTTAATAGAAGCTTATATATTTATGAAAGGCGATCCTGAATTATTAAGTTATTATCAAGGTCGTTACCAAGAGTGCTTGCCAAGACTTAAAAATCTTGGTGAAGGTAGAGATAGAAAAGATGTTTATAGATCAGGTCAGTTGAGGATTGAAGTTACATGACATTTGATAATAGTTCTGTAGGAACAGGGGAGATTGGTCCTGTTAAAGTATTTACTACAAATGATCGAGGGCACTCTTCAGAAGAGATGGCTGAAATGTGCGTTAATAAAATTTGTTCTATTTCAAATGATGCTCCGCCTCATGTTCGTGAGCAAGCTCTCGCTTTTCGTGAAAAAGTTAAAGCAGTTATTGCGGAGTATTTACAGAGGGCTATAACATCGGACCGTACCACCTTGTGGAACATTTTAAAAAAAGAAGGCTTTCATAAGGAAGCTGAAATTATAAGGAGATTGTAATGGCAATTAATCAAGCAATGTGTGGTTCTTATAAAAAAGAAATCACTTGCGGTATTCACTTTTGGATGTCGCATTCGCGCACTGGTTCAAGCTCTATAGCAGCAGATACTTTTTATATCGCCATGTTTACTGCTAGTCGTACCGATGCAAATGAAGACTTAACAGGATATACGGCTACTAATGAAGTTAGTGGAACCAATTATACTGCTAAGGGTCAAGCTTTAGGTAGCGTTACACTAGGACTTTCTGATAACAGTAGCGCTGTGCCTACAGCTTTTTTAGATTTTGCTGATACAACTTGGAGTTCGTCTACAATCTCCAATGCTCGTTGTGCTGTAATTTATAATTATACTTTAAGCACTTCGGGAACAGGTGGTGATGTGGGTCACGCAGCTTATCCATCTGTTGCAGTATTGGATTTTGGAGGAAACAAATCCTCTAGTTCAGGAGACTTTACTATTCAGTATCCAGCAAACGATGCTAATAATGCGATCATTCGTTTAGCTTAAATTATGTCAAGCGTCACCATTATTTTTGGCACAGGCTGGGGCCGTGCTGGATGGAATCAAGGGGCGTGGAATGAAGGAGGGCTGTCTAGCCTTTCCATGTCAATGAATGTTGGCTCGGAATCTGTTGTTGAGGGAACAGGTGTTACTGTTTCAGAGACAGGAATACTTGCTCAGTATTCTTTTGGAAGTTATTCTGTAGGTCAAGGTACTGGTATAACCATTGTTGAGAGTGGTGTATCAGGTTCTTTTGCTATAGGCACAGGCTATACTGTCTCAGGTGATGCTACTATTAGTCCTACTAGTGTTTCTTCTAGTTTTAGCATTGGCACTCTTGATATAGAAGGTGGCATTAGTTTTAGTGTAACTGGTGTTCAAGCTGCAGGAACAACTGGAACAGAATCAGTAACTGAAGGAACAGGTGTTACTGTTGTTGAAACTGGGGTACAAGCTTCTAGTGCTATTGGCACGGTATCTATTACGGAAATGACAGTAGGAGTTACAGGTTTAGAAATTACAAGTATAATTAATTCCTCAGTTGTTTGGCAACCTATTGTCCCAAGCCAAACACCTAACTGGGTAGAAATTGGAAACAGGGACGTGGCGTGAGGTAATTATGGCAAGCACTTATACAACAAGTTTTGGTATAGAGAAAATAGGTTCTGGTGAGCAGTCTGGGGCGTGGGGAACTACCACCAACCACAATCTTGATATTCTTGATAGAATAGCTTCTTACAAAGCGGTAGGTCTTTCTGGAACTACGCATACGTTAACAGTAAGAGAGGCTGCGCCTGGATCTGGAACTGAAAATCTTCAGGATGGCATGTATCGCGTAATTAAATTTACGGGAGCACTCGGTGCAAATAACACTGTAACGGTGGCTCCTAACACTACTGCTGCCTTTTTTATTATAATAAATGCAACCACAGATTCAGGATCTAGTGGACCTTATTCTGTTATTTTAACGCAAGGGTCTGGAGCAAATATAACAATAGAAAATGGCAAGTCTGCCATTGTTTACATGGACGGAGCAGGGTCAGGAGCGGCTGTTGTAGATGCTCTATCCAATTTACAATTAGCTACTTTAACTGCTTCTGGAGATGTTACTTCAAGTGGCACTCTTAATGCGTTAGGAGATACTGCAGCTAGTGATA